CCAGTGTCGCCTGTGCGTTGTCTAGAGGGTAACTGAGCATCAGGGTGTGTTTTTTTGAATTTTACAATTAAGGGTGATAAGAAATCTGTAGCTTCGTTATTCATTGAAAAGGTGATTTAGAGGTTGAGGTTTAACTGCTGAATTGTTTGAGATATTGTGTTGAATTACTTCTCCAACTAAGGCTGAAGTGTTTGAATTATTCTGAAGCCAGGTAATTAAATCTGACACTTTATTCTTAGTAATAGAGAATTCTCCATAACTTTCCACGTATACTTTAATAGTCATGATGTAATTATTATACGTATATAACATATTTTATCAACATGGAAGATCATAACGAGATAGATGATATTATCAATGAATTAAAGGGAGATGCAGTCCCTTCTTCTGCTTTAGTCAAAACAGAACAGCAGACAAATTGTGAAAAGGTTTCCGATGATACTGTAAGTGATTTTGTTTATCAAAAAACAACAGAGGTTATTCAATCTGGGCTGGATGCTATGAATAATCTTAAGAACACTTTTGCTATGGGAGCTGATCCGAGGGAAATAAGTGCTATGGCTCAGTTAATGAATGCGGTAACAAAGGCTATTGATTCGATGAATAGCATTAATCTTCAACAAAAACAAGCTAAAAATGCAGTTGAATTGAAGAAAATGGATATAGCCGGTAAAAAAGAAATAGTATCTAAATTACCAGCTTCTAATAACATTTTAATAGCTACACGAGATGAAGTTATTAACAAAATGCTAGATAAACCCAAAAGAGATCGTATGGAGTTGTTAGATGATTAATTATCCTTGAGGGTCTGGTGGTAAATTTATGTTTCTTTTATTAGCTACTTCCTTCATTTGAGAGAGGTAATTTACCATAGAAACTGGTCTTTTCCCTCCGTGTTGAAAATCATTCTTTCTATGAACCAAATCTTTATAGACAGCTATAAATTTTTGAACTGGAAGGTCTTCTAAATTTGTATCTGTGTCTTCACCGGAAAATTTATCTATATTTGCCTCTAGATAATCTAAATAATCCTCAAATTTTTGACCCAATTCTGGATTAGAATTTTTATAACCCAACTTTGTCATTCTAGTCCAATTTAATACCCTAGCAAGATTGGCTTTAGATGGATTTTTCTCTAAAAAGTCCTTTACATGAGCTATCTTGGCATTTACATCTTTAATTTTTTTGGCTTCTTCTCTAGTAACCTGCCAATCTGTATTGAATTTATTAATAGCTTCTACGAAATGTGTTTTAAAACTCATATATTAGATATTTACTTTAAAGAAATAAGGAACTTCTCTTTTTGTCCAAGAAGCTTTGACCATTTTATTGCCAAATTTAAATTCTCTCTTGGCTTTGTTATAGTAATTTTGATATCCCTGTACTGGATTACCCGGTACAATACACTCAGGATAAGATACAGCAAAGCATTGTGGATGTTCTGTCTCACCATCTATTTTTAACTTAGGCCAATTTCTCCAAACCCATTGAACGAATTCTTCTGTATAATGACCGGAACCAAATCTATGGTATCTTTCTGAGATTAAAGCCTGGATATGCTTAATAGTCCATAAAAAATTAGAGCTAGTCTCTCTTGCCCACTTGGTCATTGGATGATTATAATGACCATGTTTACGCGGGGTGCCCTTTTGAGTACGAGGACAATCCGATTCTGCTAATCTTTCTAAGGGATATGCTGCTGCCAAGAGTTGAGATCCTTCTATAATAATCTTATTAACATGAAGATCTTGATAGTATTGAGCAGCTTTGAGTGGATCTTTATCTAAAATAAACAAATTCATAATTATTGTTTAATATTTTCCATCTTTTCTAAGATTTTAGCACGCCTTTCTTCTCGGGAACCTGTAATAATCGTAACATTATCACAATTTTTAATAACATGCTTAATATATCTATCAATTTCTTCTTGATATTCTGTATCAACCTTCCGTATTCCATCATCTTCCATATTAAATTCAATAGGAATATAGAATATCTGTGTGTATAACGGAATAAATGCATCCATCAATGTATAAACTATATCATAACACTTGGTAGAAATTAGCTTTTTTCTCCATGCTGCTTCCATATAAGCAAATCCGTCTATAACACAACGATCTGCAAACCAATTTTTCTCTGCAAATCTGCTTACATGACTAGCTTGTACTACATATTGCACAAAATCATCGCCACTATCATTAATTTTTATACCCATTTCAAACAATTTACGAGCATTACTGGTATTAAAAATAGGACTAATATCATGTTCTAATATCAAATCATTCTCTAAATCCTTCAAAATTGTGGTTTTACCCGTTCCATGAGCTCCACATAGTGCATATTTTTTCATACTTTACTTATATTACTATTAAAAACCTGGAAATCAAAGCAAAAAAAACACCCACCTTGTGAGGGGGTGTTTTTAAGCTTAACTAGCCTAGCTGTTATTATAGATACAAGCGTGAACCTGCACCACCAGCGGAGAAGTCTGATCCTAATCCCTTGACGATGATTAAGTGGTAGTATAGCGAAGCGCCGAAGATGTAATCTACGACACCATAACGGGTCATCAAACCAACACGTGGTGTGAAGTCGTTAGCGCCAACTGTACGTTGAATCATCACAGGAATATAAGGACAATAGACAATACCGGTATCGTAGTACTCAGTGCCTTTGTATCCTAATAGAGCGTATTCCAAAGAAGCGGAACGTGCACCGGAAAGGTTTTGAGCCTCTGTACGAGTGTCACGGTAAACTGTGAAACGGCCACCAACTGTACCAACTTTGGCAATGCCAGTTGGTTGTGTGTTGATGTTTCCATTAACAGTCATCCATGTGAACTCGGGTAGCATTTCTAGAATTGTGCAAACGCGTGGAGTTGCTATAATGAAATTAGCAGAACCACGACGATTACGAATAGCAATTCTATTTGCTTCAACGATTACCTTGGAATAGAAGTCGCGATTGCGTTCTCCTAACCAACGTGCATCTGCAGAAGCTGCATACCAGAAGCTATATCCTGTACCTGCGCCAGCGTTTAGAGAAATTTGGAGCATTCTGACAATCATTTCACGGTCGATCTCGGCTTGAATTTCATAGCTCATCGCGTTTGTTAATTCAGAGTCGATATCTAATCCGTTCATGTTCTTCAAGTCTTGCTCTAATTCTACAGACCAACGAGCAGCTAGACGGCGTGTGCCGGCTTCTACTGCGATCTTGGAGAATTCAACAGTCACTTGAGGAATATTACCAGTCAATTCCAATTGGCTCAAAATAGCAGCTACACCTTTATCAGCGTCAACCATTTCAAAGTCTGCGTTTCCGGAGATTTGAGATGAAGATGCGCCGGTGAAGCGTGTATCTAAATTTTGATAACCAATTTCACGAGCTGCGATTGTATCTGCACCGAATAGATTACTACGATTGATGTTAGTGCCACTTGGGGTAGCACCATTTGCATAACCGTCTAATCCATTAGCACCGAGACTTTGTGGCTCGTATCTATAACGCATAGCGAATGCCATTCCAACCGGACCACTCATGGGCTGAACACCAACGATTTCGTTAGTAATCAACTCTGGAAAAGTACGGCGAACCATCGGAATTAATACTTTAGGCATACGGGCATCACCTGTAGCATAACGATCGTTACCAGTTGTGGCACCAAAAGCGTAGTTGGGGCTGTACAAAGCAGTGCCAGGGGAGCCAAAGACTCCTCCACCACCGGATGTGTTAGAAGCTTCTTCTAAGCACCAACGTTCTTGGTTTTCCATCAACATAGCGGTCGCTAGACGGCTGTGCTCGTTTTCAATAGGGCTAACCTTTTCACTTGAAAAATCTAGCATTGGAGCCCATTTTTCAAGCAATTGTGTTGCTCTACTAGCATTAATATAACCTGGAGCGGAACTTACATTACTCATATGTTTTATTTTTTACTGTGGATATATTTCGGGAAATTCGTCGTGAATTTCTCCAACTGGAAATTAGCGAACGCCTTTTAAGGCGCTAACGTAAAAATCTACCGGTGAAGACTGACTCGTTTTGGTTGTAGATTCATTAATTGTTTGAGTCGGTACTTTGGCATCTTTAGAAATGGCAGTTTTTGCTGCTACTTCTGCTATGTTGTTAGTAAGATTTCTGTCTTCTCTTTCAAACATTTGAACAACATAGTTAAAATTTTCTTCTATATAAGAAGGAGATTTATCATTTAAAATTTTACTGATAAAATCTTTTTTAGTTGAAGACATACCTTTTGTTTTTTGTTCTAACAAAAGAGATGCTTTGAAATTTTTCAATTGTTCATTTAATTGAAGCTTTTCTTGATGAGATTCTTGTAGTTGAGATTCTAGTTCATCAATACGGCGTTTACCAGTGACAACAACCTTTTTAACATTTTCGTTAATAGTACCTGGATCTAATGCTAAAAGTTTTTTGATTTGTTCTAATTGAACTCTAGCTGATGTATTGGCAACTGCTTCTTGTAGTTGATCTTGAGGAACAATTTTATCTAAATAAAGATCTAAATAATTGCTCATTTCTTCTACAATCTTGTTACTAAATTTTTCTGCCTTTTCATTAATGGCTTTTCTATAATATGAAACCAATGATTCTAACTTAACAGCATGATTGGAATTAATAGCCTCTACTACTTGTTGTAATTTTTGAGCGTGATCTTTATCGATAGCTTCTAGCAAATTTTTTAATTTACCGGCATGATCTTCATCTTGCTCTTTTAAAGCCTTTTCTACTTCCAATGAAATTTGATTTTTGGCTTTTTCATCTACAGCTGCATTAAATGCTTCTGCTATAGAAGTTGCGGTTTCTTCACTCAATGTGTTTGAATCTATGTTTTTGAGAATAGCTGCTATATTCATATTAAAGTTATAAATTATTTAGTCTTGGAGTTGCCCATTTTGGCATTTTTTTTGCCTTGTTTCATTTTTGCTAAAAAATCAGCCTTCTTGGAAGATTTTGATTTTTGCTTCTTTGCTTCTTTTTTAATTTTTTCTTTCACCTTTGCTTCAATGATAGTAGCTAGGGTAGAATTGGCGTAAGCATATTGTTGTTCACATATTTGAGCAACAAATTTAGAAATTAATTGACGACTATTCATAGTTAAGAATATTTATATCTAATGGCGGGCTGATTACGATTTTTTTAAAGCTTCTATAAATAATAAAATGTGTTCTTTTAAATATGAATCTACATTTCTTCGCGGAAGAGTTGCTATTGATTTTTCAAACTTATCATACGCTGGAGCAAATTCTCCGTCTTCGTTTAAAACCCATTGTTTAGATTCTAAAATACCATTTACAAAAGCAGTGGGAACAGATGGATCTGCTACAACATCAACTGCTACTAATTTAAAATCTGCTACTTTGTTTACACCATTCTTATCTGGTTCTAATTTTCCTAAAGATCTACTAGATACACCCAACTTGACTCCATCTAATATTAAGGAACGAACCAACTGTCCCAT